TTTCGGTGTAGCGGGTTCGCGTCAATCTGACAAAATCCCAACGCAATCCGCACCTACATCGTTAAGCGTTACCGCCGCTTGGAATCCTAGCGACACAATGCTTTTGCTGATGCGCGGCGATGCCTATAGCGGCTTGATTGACCGTACTTTTGTAGTTAGTGCTACCGAAGGGTCAAACATCGTTTATTACGCCTTTAACGCCCGCGTAAGCCAGTTTACGATTGATTCAAGCCCTAGTGCTGAAGCCAAATGCAATTTCACCATTCACCCCCGTGGAAATCTCTACGGTTGGTCTAACAACGCCTAAAGGAATATCATGGCAATACCAAATAAAGTTTTAGCAGGGTTTAGCGCATCGTTGTATATGCAAAGCGCGGCAACGCCTACACCACTTACAACGGCTAACCTTTCCGTATGGACAGGGCAAGTTACAACCATCGTAGGCACGGCGGCTAACGGTACTGGCGGCGCGGGTGTTTTGTTGCCCGTGGAAGCCGTACCCGCTTTTGGTCAAGATGATGCGGTTGCATCTTTTGGCGTGGCGGGTTCACGCCAAAGCGATAAGATTCCTACGCAATCTGCGCCTACATCGTTAAGCATTACCGCGGCTTGGAATCCAAGCGACACCGCGTTATTGCAAATCCGTGCTGATGCCTACAACGGTACGGTTGACCGCACTTTTGTGGTTGCCGCGGTTGATGGTGCTAATACGGTTGCGTATGCGTTCAATGGTCGCGTTTCTCAATTCACAATTGATTCAAGCCCAAGCGCAGAAGCAAAATGCAACTTTACAATTCATCCGAGGGGCAACCAATACGGTTGGTCTAATAACACATGATGACCGTAGAAGATGCCGTAGAAGTTCTAAGCACTACCTACCAATCCCTAGATGCGGTTGCACAAGGAATGGTAGTAGATGTTGAAGAACTAGAAGATGCCATTGCCGCCGCCGAAGCAGATTCAGTAGAAGCGGTATGTTTAAAAGTTCTAAGTAAATACAATAAATAATATGCAAACGACAATAAAAGACAGTAACGATTTGTTGAACTTTTTAGTAGCCCAATCCGATTCGCGTAAGGATTGGTTTGGGTTTACCGCACAAAAATTAACTGCTATTTCTTTGGCGCATGACATTGCCGCAAACCATGCGGATAAGTTTACGCCCGATGAAATTGTTGATTATGTGCATACGCTAAACAACGCGTTGTACCAAAAGATTATTAAGCCAATGGGTTAATTATGTCGGGCGTTACCTACAAAATTGAAGGCTTAAAAGATGTACTAGCCGCGTTTGAGGAACTAGCCGCAGATATTGGCGACAAGAAAGCGCGAAGCAAGATTCTAGTACCCGCGGCACGGGAAGCAATGAAGCCCGTGTTAACAATGGCTAAGATGAACGCCCCTAAAGATAGTGGCGACTTATCTAGGACAATGCAAATTGAAGCCCGCCGCCCAACTAGAAAAGACATTCGTTCTAAATACATCACCGAAAAAGATACGGTGATTGCTTTGGTAACAACTAAAGCATTTCCAAAGAAACTTAAAAAAGAATTCTACGAACAAAATGCGGCGTTGTACGAATCAGATAAAGCGCAATACAACCGCAATTTAAAAGAAAGAAAAAGGCAAGTTGGCGTTCTATCGGATGCCCGTGCAATAGCACAAGAATTCGGCACGGCTAGAAATGGGGCGCAACCGTTTCTACGCCCTGCTTTGGAATCCCAAGCCAATCAAACCGCCAAGCGGCTAGGGGAAATTTTAGCAAGGCGAATCAGTAAATACAGGATAAAAAATAAATGACAAAACTAAGTTCGGCATTTGGTGAAAAGTACCAAGCAAAACGAAAAGACCTTTTAACCCGTTCGTTTGTATTGAATGGGCATACCTTTAAGGTTCGCATCCCTTTGGTTATTGAATCGGATGCTATCTATAAAAAGGTTGCTAACCCTGATGAAGAAACAATAGAAAAAATCTACCAAGAAATTACCGCCTCATTGCGGCAGTTTGAAAGCAACCAAAACGAAGATTTTGAATTTACCGATACTGATATTTTGGTTGAAGGGCGTTCAATGCGCGAAGCCGCCAAGAACAAAGCCATCACCGAAGCCCGTATTACCGAATTCTTTAAATTGTTAGTTCCTGAAATGGAAGGCGTAACACTTGAAGATTTGACTTACGCGGATATTGAAGAAGAATTCCCTATTGCCGTGCAAATGCTAATCGTGGAAAAGATTGGCGAAGTAATTAGCCCAACCTACAGGGAAGCGCGGGGAAACTAATAGGCTCGTTGAAAAGCCAATGCCTAGCCGCAATGATTTTCAACGGGCATACCCTAGAAACAATTGAAGAATTAGACGATGTAACCTTGGCAAACATTCAAACAATGTATGCCGATGGAATGATTGGGAATTACGGCGTTCTTACGCAATTAGCGACCCTGACAAACGGGGTATTTAACTATATGCGAACCGCAAATTCACCGCCATATAAACTAGCCAACATTTTGGGTAGTGCGTATGATTACATCTACCCGCCTTTATCTGCTGACAAGCAAAAGGCGGCAGTAAATGATAGCCTTTTAGCATTTATGCAACAGGCGCAAGGATTTGATAAAACATTGTTTGGGGTAAAAGATGGCTAATATGATTGCCCGCCTTGGTGTAGCCCTAGGCATAGATACCGCGGAATTCAATAGAGGTATTGATGCCGCGGGTAAAAAGTTAGAAAAGTTTAGCGAAGCCGCCGAAAAGTTTGGCAAGATAGGCGCGGTTGCCTTGGTTGCCGCTAGTGCCGCCGCACTTAGATATGCCGATGAACTAGCCGATGTAGCCGAAGCCAACGAAGTAGCCATAGGCACGGTTCTACAGTTATCTAACGCCCTTGCAAATTCAGGTGGTCAAGCCGACAACGCGGGCAAGATGCTATCCGCGTTTGCCAAGTTTATTGATGAAGCCGCGGGCGGTTCTGATAAAGCGCAAAAAACTGCGGCGGCTTTGGGTGTTACCTTAAAAGATTTAGGCAAACTTTCGCAAGAAGAATTGCTAAACAAGTTGGTTGCCAACTTAGCGCAAATTGAAGACCCGATTACGCGTAATGCCAAGGCAATGGAAATATTTTCCAAAGCCGCTAAAGGCGTTGATATGGTTGGTTTTGCCGACCAAATGGCAAGGGCAAACCCGCTTATTCAAGAACAAGAAAAAGCAATTAAAGATGCCGCAGAAACTTATGATTTGTTAGCGCAAACATCGCGTAATGTAATGCTTACATTGGCTACGCAACTTGGGCCAGTATTAAAAGCAAGCATTGATTACATTAAAGATTTGGCGGGTGAAACAAATCTGTTAGGCCCAATATTTAAAACGGTTTTTCAAACAATAGCAATATCTATTGCCGATGTTTCGTTTGTTTTAGGCGGCTTGCTTAGACAGATGCAGTTAACCGCAACAATCTTTAAAAGTTTTATTCCATCTTATGATGATAAAGATTTTGAGAATGTATTTGGCAAAAAAGAAATAGCCGATATTATTGCGCGGCAAGACCTTGATAGGTTTGTAAATAAAGTAATGGGCGTTAGCGAATATGGTAATTCGATTGATGCGTTAAACAAAAAAGGCGGCGCAACAACACAGGCGGGAAGTGGCGGGCGTAAAGTTTCCGAATCTAAAGAAGCAGAACAAGCCCGAAAAAGACAAATGCAACTGTACGCACAAGGTGCGGCTAATGCACAAAAATCAGCGGAAGAAGATGCAAAAGCACGGGCAGAATTTTTTGCAATGTACGACAAAGGAAATTCCGCGGTTGCTGAACGCCAAAGATTGATGGGCATTGCCCTTAACAATGAAAAAGAAATGATGCTACTTGAAATGAAATCATCAAGTATGCGTCAAGAAGATTTTGCGTTAGAACGCGAAAAATTGCAGATTCGGCAACAGTTAGCCGCAAGTTTAGAAGAACTTGATAACCGTAGAGATTTAACGGCAACCGCCCGCGCAGAAGCGGAAGCCCGCGAAGTAGCATTAGCAGAAAAAGCATTGTCAATAGCGCATCAGCGTTATCAATTAACTTTGCAATCGCGCCAAGGTTCTTATGAAGAAGGTTTTGCAAAAAGCGCGATGCGATTTATTCGTGATATGCCAACCGAATTAGAACAAGGTGCAAAAGCATTTGATTCATTGATGGGCAACATGGAATCGGCTATTGACCGTTTTGTTAAAACAGGCAAGATTGGTTTTAAAGATTTGGCGCGTAGCATCATTCAAGATATGTTGGCAATGCAAATGAAAGCCGCGGCATCGGGCTTTTTAAGTTCTTTGTTTGGTTCTATGTTTGGCATGAAATCAAACCCTTACCAACCCGCCGCGGTAGTGGG